CAACATACGATTGAGTTGGTTTTACTTTTGCTTTGGTTTTATTTCCTGTACTGCCAGCAGATTGACTCTTTACTAAAGCACCACCCTTCTTTCCTTTCTTCTTACCTGCAACAAAATCCTTTGCAGTCCCTAATGCTTTTTTCTTTACTGCGTTCTTTGCGGTGCTTCCTAAAAGTCCTTTTACTGATCCTACTAATAGTGGTATCATTTATCTTACCCCACTATGTTATAGATTGACTTAACAACCATCATCTCAAAGTTGTTTGCATCAGTGGAAGAAAATGCTGGAAGTTGTTTTTGGTTAGCAGCAGAACCAGACATTGTTTGACCTTTACTATTACCACCCACAGGGACAGGAAGAACAGTCACACTTGGTGTGACTACAGGAGGTGGAACATGAACCTCTGTCCTACCACCAGGGGGCAAAGGAGATACCTGAACTGATGATGGAACACTAGCAGGCGCATTGCCACTCATACCAGACAAGGTAGCATTGAGAATTCTCTCAGCCATTGCTCTAGAGTGTGGACCTTGTTGTCCTGACTTCACTTCTCTAAGAAGTGGTATGATTTTAGGATCATCAATAGCAGCCAATTCAAGGACAGTTCCACCTGCTTCTGCTACACCAATATCACCCAACCTGAATGATCTACCAAAATCACCAAAAACAGCAGCAAGAGCTCTATCAACAGGACTTAGATTTCTTGAAATAATACCTGACCTACCTGCTGAACCTGGTGTGCCACCTTGAGCATGTTGGTCAAAGTGCAAGTCAACAAATTGTGTGCCTGGTGTACTCTCCACTCTGGCTGGAACACCTCTTAGTCCTTTATCTCCTTTTTCTGCTGTAATATTTTCAAATCCAATTCTGCTAGACAGACCCCTCTCTTGCACCAACATCTGCAAGGTCTTAATCAAATGTTTTGTTGCTTGATATTCTGCAACTCCAGTTCTTGGATCTGCTGTGCCTTGCACAGGAAGACCATCAGACCCAATAGGAATACCATCACTCCTAAAACCAGTATTAAAATGACCAGCACTAAAGACTGTCCTACCAACTTCTCCACCACCTTGGAAACCTAAGACACCTTTGCCCATCTTTGGTCTGTTGGTTCCACCAGCAGCAGCATTCATACCAAGTAAGGTATCTCTACCATACATATCACCTGCTTTATTGCTCATCACTACTTCACCAGGAGACAGTGCTACTAATTGAGTGTCAACGCCCATACCACTGATTCTGCCCCCAGTATTTCCATCAACCATACCACCACCAGCCATCTGTGGCGCAGTAAATATGATTGGACCACCTGTGTTTGGTGGTTGTCCAGCAAGAGGAATAGGTTGTATTTGTGCTAATGGTATTAGTGGTATCCTTGGTAGAGTAATTCCTTTTTGACCAAACAAAGCAAGTGCGGAGTTTATCTGTTTCTCCATATCCTCAATAGATAAATTTATATCATGGAGAACTCTATTGATAGGCATTATCAAATTATCATAAAGAAATTTTATTACATCATTCAATAAACCAATAATACCATTAACAAGATTTTTCCAAGTCCTATCCCAGGTTCCTGCTGGGTCAGCTAGAAAATCAAGCAGCCAACCAAATGCTCCACCCATCAAAGTATTCAAGACAAAATCCTTAATGAAATCAAAGATACTCATTGCAGGTTTGGATATACTTTCAGCAGTCTTCTTTACTTGATCTGCACCACTTTGTCCTTCAAGAACTGCTTCTCTTGCTCTTCTTTTTTCTTTTTGCCTTGCTTTATTTTCTGCTTCTGCTTCTTTCTTTTCTAAGTTTGCTTGCTTAGTAAGTGTTTCAAGAATACTCTCAAGATTCTTTTCAATTTTAGTAAGACTAGGCTCTAATACTTTTTCAATAAACTCAGCGATTTCATTTACTTTTTCTTCCTCCTCTTCCTGCTCCTCTTCCTGTTCCTCTACTCCCTCTTCAACAGCAGGAGGTAGTGCTTTTATGGGTTTTACAGTTGCTGCTTGTGATGCCTCATTGAAGAAGGTGCTAGTGTTGATTTTCTTCTTCTTGACTTTGAATCTACCAGTCTTTCTCTTGACCTGTTTAAACTCTTCAGTTAATAATTCTATCTCTTCAGTTGGAATAGTGCTGTCACTCATTCTGCCAGCAGCCATTCTCTCTCTTAAGAGAGTTTTATATGTATCATAATCAATGTCAGTTACATCTTCAAGACCAAGAATTCTAAGTATCCTCTCATCTACTTCATCAGTAACTAAAGATTCTTCTTTCTTCTCTGTCTTAGGGACAATAGCAAGCGCAGAGGATTTAGTAGAGGAAGTTTCTCCTCTGATACTATTCAGTAGATCATCTAAACCCTCTGGAATGTCATCCATTCTGTCGTGCCTTTGCTTTTTGTTCTTCGTCTTCTAAGTGTTGCTGTAGAAGATTCACATAAACATCTCTTTCCCAAGGAATGAGGTTTTCAATCTCTGTTAATGAATATTTATGGTACTGCATCAGGGCAAAATTGAGTTTATAATATCCCTCAAGATCCATATGGATCATGCCTATACGAAAAAACTGGATAAACCCTCCAACACCACTTCACTCTTTTTCTTTGTTACTGGATTAGTAACCTTAACAGTGTGAGAAAGTTTAGGCATAGTGGCAAAAAACTTCTCAATCTTCTTGAACTGAAGTGAGTTCATCTGACCAAGAAAATCTGATACTTCTTCCTTAGTACAGTCTGCTGTTGCCCATACCTCATCTTCTGTATAGATCTTATCAATACAGGTTCCAATCAAATCAAATGATTGATCAATATTAGTCTCCTCTTCAAAGTCAAAGTTATTCTTAATGAATTGATCCAGTGAAGGATACTTCATCTCCATCATCAAGTTATCATCAATCTTGATTTGCCTTGAGTGCTCTTCATCTTCAATGACTTTGATGTCATCAAGATTAATCTTGATAGGAATTTCAGTCTCTCCGTCATCAGGTGCAACAATATTCAATTCCACTTCTTCACCAACAGACTTACCTCTAATATTAAGGAAGAGATATTCAATGTCAAAAGTAGGGAGTGTTTCTACTTTGATGCCCTTTGTGAGGATACAACTCTTGATTACAGCAGTGATACCATTTGTAATTTGCTTAGTATCCTGACTCTCTAAAGCAAGAACTAACAACTTTTCTTCCTTAACTAAGAAAGGTCTATATTTGATTGTCTGTTTTGTAGAAGGCAATTCCAATTCATAAATTGGAGTGGCAATTTTTGGTAAAGGCATAACGACCTATAGTGTTTTTCAGTGTGATTATTTATTAAGCAATAGCACCACCACCAGGAATTGTGAGTGGAACATCGTTCCTTCCTGCATTAATATCAAATAATTCTCGTCCTGTTCCTGCTCCAGTTAATCCGAAATTTACAGGCTGCCTAACACCTGCTACAGTGCTAGTAGTTGCTTGATCCAGACGTCTTTCAAAGTCTCTTTGTGCTTGAAGTATTCTTTCAGGACTGCTGCTTGAAAGATTTTGTTTTGTGTATCTCACATAAGAGAAAGATACATTAACTTTTAGTATCTCACTATCACCATAAGACACTGCCATTGAATTCATTGCAATAGGAAATGCATCTATGAATTTATAATATAATGCATTGTCTACTATATTCTTTTCAAACTTTGTGACGAAAATGTCAGTCTTATATCTATTGGGATAGGACATTCTGTATCCAGATCTCCTATTATCATATGAGTTATAAGAAGCAGTCAAACCCATTCCAGAAATATAATTAATCCACCCATCAAAAAAATCTATAACTTTATATCCTTTATCAACATAAAAAGTCATATCCATGACGTCATCATATATCCTCCTGTATGCCATCTTTTCAGTGACACCATGATAATCTGCAGTGACATCATGAGTAGCAAGTGAACTACCAGGAAGTGTTGTTTCAGTACATAATAAATCTATATCTCTTCCTGATTTTTTATACAACCCACCAAGTAAAGTTTCTACACCTGATGGCGGTTGAACTTTGACCTGATATACAGATGTTTGAGCAAGATTCATAATCCTGCTCTTCAATGCTGAGGTTCCAATACTATTTGGCTTTGGTCCTGCCATCTATAAATAGGCGTGATTACTATTACTATGTATGGCGGAAAGTATAAAGTCAATTTATAAACCGTCCAACCCTGAAAAATATATGGGTGATCCAAATAATATTATATGTCGTTCTAGTTGGGAGCGTCACTTCTGCAGATGGTGTGATCTTACTCCTGATATTGTTAAGTGGGCAAGTGAAGAATTCTCAATCCCATATGTGTCACCAAAGGATGGAAGGATTCACAGATACTATCCTGATGCATTGATTCAGAGAAAAGATGGTAAGAAATATCTTGTAGAAATTAAACCAAAACGTCAGACCAAACCACCAGTAAAAAAAGATAGAGTCACAAAGACGTACATCAATGAATGCTTAACCTATGAGATAAATAAAGCCAAGTGGGCTGCTGCAAAAGAGTTTGCTCTGGATAATGGGGTAGAGTTTCTCATTCTAACAGAAGACGAACTAGGCATCAAACAATATGGAACAAGAAGAGTATCTAGAAAGCGACACAAATAGATTAGAATATGTGGTTGATGATATCATCAATCAACCAACTGCTGATGATAGAATGCTTGCTCTAATTGAAGTGCTTTCAGAGGTTGAAGTTGTTCCTGATGTTGGTAGGTATTATACTTTCATCTATCAACCAAAAACACCTAGAATAGAATATGATCAATTCCCATTGATTGCTTGTATTGGTGTCTTTCAGTGGGGGTTTAAAGGTATCAACTATCACTGGGCAGCAAGAGGTGCTGATCCATATAGAAACTATACCTGGCAAGAAGTTATGAGCAATCTCCATGTAATCTATCCACTTGAATTGAATGATGCTAGATCAATTCCATATCAAAAC